TTTGATAAAATAGAAGCTTTAATTCTAACATTTCTTTCATCAACATCACAGCCTGTAGCTGTTCCTCTAAAAATGGCTATGTTTTTTTTATCTTTCCATTCCACATTTTTAAAATTATTTAAATAACCATTTTTACAATCATCTGGATATATTCTTTTACTTACCCTCATCCAATCATCTTGTGTTATTAATGGAATATCCGCTGTATCTATAGATGGACCAACTGAAAGAATAGGAGCATATTTATTATGTAAATATTTATCATCTAAATCTTTATTAACTATACTAGTATAACTATCTTTTAAATTTTTATTTAACATTGGATGGTCTCTGACATTTATAAAAAATATACAATCGGGTAATTTTCTATTAATACAAAGTTCAGTAAAAAAATCTTCAAATAAAGCTTCATTTTGGTCTCCTTCATATTTTTCATATTTAAAAAAACAATCATTAGCAATCCATTTTCTTCTATCTAATTCTTTATCTTTATTTGGAAGATGATATTTAGTTAAGTAATATTTAACTGTATTATTTAGTTTAAATAATAATTTTTGATTTTTAGTTTTTTCATATTCTTCTAATACTTTTTTATCATTTTCATCAAAATATAATTCGGTATAGAAATCATTTTTATAATTGTGTTTTGAAAATGGTAAAAATATTACTAATCTATTATTTTTTATTCCAATAAGTATTCCTTTTTTCATTTTATGAAACATATATTCCATTGTATTTTTTATTGAATTAAAATCAGTTTTAAACTTATCCCAAATTTCAATACTATGATTTTTAAAAATATTATTTTTTAAATCAATAGTTTCTAATTTATTATATAATGTTCTAATATAAATATACCCATATCTTTCAATATCTATCATATCTCCAGCGTGAAAAAATAATTGATTAAAATTACTAAATTTTGGATTTGTTTGTTGATATTTAACACTTTCTAAACATTTTTCTTTATTAGAAAATACTGTTTTTCTTTTTGTAAATTTATCGGTTTCATAAATATCTACTTTATCATTATTAAAATTATTTTCATACCATAATAAAAAATCTTTTAAATCTTCATTTTTTCTATATATTGGCATTTCATTTCTTTCTAAATTTTTAATAGTATCCCAAAAAGCACTTTTTTTTATTAGTTTATAATCATATAACGATACATAAAAATTAACCTTTTTAATATCTATATTTTTTATTTTTTCTTCAATATCCTTTTTAATAACTTTATTATCACATTCTATTTTGTTATTTTTTATCTCAATCTTAACAAATGTTTTATTATTGAAAAGTTCATATATTATAAAGTAATTATAAATACTCATTATTATTATTATTATAAAAAAAAATTGAAAAATAATTATTCACAATATCCTTTAGGATGTGGTGGTGATAATGTTCGTCATGATTTTGGAAATCTTATTTCCATTAAAGTGTCACTTTCATGGAGTGAAAAAGCACAAGGAAAAGATGCATGGATTTCAATCACATCTGAAGAATTTAATAAATTTTTCATTTCTCCAGAATACAGAAAACACTTTGTCTTTGAGATTGAAACAGATATTTTGAAAAATACCGACAAGAATGAAAAAGTCTGGCACTCTGTTTGGAAAAATTTAAAATTTCACTTTGAGAATTCTCGTAAATGTGCTGGATTTCCTGAGAATTTTAATTATTCTTGTTCTAGTAAGAGTGTGAAATCCAGAATATTGAATAGTTCAACTTTTGGAACGGGTATGTGTGCTCTTGTGGATGAATGGTCTGATTGGTATGTTTATTCTGGACTTTACCTAAATGGATGAATTTTCTCTATGTAAGTGAAACAGAGATATTTTTTCTTGTAAGAATGAACCAAACTGACCAGTGGATTAACTCCATAAAACTGAAAAGTTTAGATTCAAATCTATATTTTGCAGTGCTTCAAGAGATATTTGAACAAAAAAGAGAAAAAAGTATGTATATGAGGAGAATTTTCTTCGCAAGCTTTCTCTCTCATTATGGTTTTACCAAGACTATTGAAAATGAGATTGAAATTGATACGCCATGTCATAATGTTTTTGGTTGTTATGACCTTCAACGCCACATCGGAAGCTTTCTCTAAAGAAAAAAGGATGAATTTCCTTATTGTAAATAAAATTTATGTATGTTGTATATATTTTGTAAATAACACTCATTAAAATTTATAATTAAAATAATATTTATTTATTTAAAATAAATGAGTGAAATTGTATTTTCAAAAATAAATGTTGAAGATTATATTCTTCCTCCAGAATTAGATGAAAATATTAAATCATATGTATATGGAGAAGTTAATGAAAAGGATTTATTAGAAATAATTAAAACATTTGAATATGAAAATTTAAATTTTATAGATATTGGAAGTGGATGTGGCAAAATAATTATTTATTTATCTTATAAATTAAATATATTTTCTACTGGTGTTGAAATAAATATTAAAAGATATGATAAAAGTGTTTCATTACTTGAAAAATTTAATATATTTAATAATATTGAATTATTAAATCAAGATTATAAAAAATTATATTTTGGTAATTATGATATTTTATATTGTTGTAATAAAGTATTTGATAAAAAAGATAATAATATATTATATAATAAAATATTAAATGAATTTACTGGTTATTGTTTATTATTTGATTATAATCATATATTGAAAAAATATTTATTATATAAAAAAGAAATTAGAACAAGTTGGAATAAAAATGAATTTGTTTATATTTTTCAAATCTAATATACTAACTTATATTCAAATGACATTCCAACAGGAGTTGTTCTAATAACTTTAATAATATTATTTGTTTTAAAATTATAAAATTTTGATACGGGGTCATTACTTAATATAATTTTTAAATCTTTTTTTTTAATTGTCGGATATTCATCTAAAAATTGTTGTTCTTCATCTTTATTTAATGGAATAAATTTAGGCTGAAGTATATTATCAATAACTATAAATGATAATTCAAAAAATGTAAATATTTCTAAATTACTACTAAAATATTAGATAATTGTTTCAAACTATTAATTGATTTAGGTGTTATGTCATTAACAATTAATATTTTATATTTATTGATATTTTTAATTATAAATTCTTGAATTTCACTACCTTTTGCAATTGATGTTATATTATAATTAAATACTTTAATTAATATTTCATCATCTTCAAATTTACTATTATAATTTTCTGTATTATCAAGTTTAATATTAAAAATATCATTTTTGTTATTTTTTATTTTATTTACTTTATTTTCTATATTTTCTTTATTTATTAAGTTTCTTTCAAATAATATTCTTATTAAATTTTCTTTAATATTATCTAAAATTTCATTATCTGTTTTATAAATAGAAGTATAATCAATATCTTTCATACTCATTATTTATATTTTATATTTTATATTTTATATAATTTCAATTTTTATTTAAAAAAATTGATTTATTATAATAATAAATCAATAAATATGACAATTAAAATTTATCCAATTAATAAATCGTTTTATAGAAAAAAAGTAGCATCATTTGATTATGATTGGACTTTAGTTAAACCTAAAAATAATAAACAATTTCCGTCAAATATTGATGATTGGTGTTGGTTATATGATAATGTTAGTGATAAATTAAAACAGTATTATAATAATGGATTTATGATTGTAATATTTACAAATCAATCTAAAAAATGGAAAATTTTACAAATTAAAAAAGCATTGAAAACTTTGGAAATTCCAATTACTATTGTTGTGGCTACAGAAAAAGATAAATATAAGCCTAATAGATTAATGTTTGATGAATTATTTAAAGATTATCCAATTAAAATTAAAAAATCATTTTTTGTTGGTGATGCTTTAGGAAGAAAAAATGATTTTTCAGATAGTGATAAACAATTTTCAAAAAATATAGGATTAAAATGTTTATCACCAGAAGATTTTTTTTGTGATAAACCAATTAATTTTAAATTACCTAATATAACTTTACATAATAAACAAGAAATTATTATAATGATTGGATTTCCTGGTTCAGGTAAAAGCACAATTTCTAAAAAAATATGTGAAAATAATAATTATATTCATATTGAAGGAGATGTATATAAAGTATCTAAAAAAATGATTAAAGCTTCTATACCTTTTATTCAAGATAATAAATCAATTATATTTGATGCAACAAATTATACTAAATTACGAAGAAATGAATATGTAGAATTAGCTAAACAATATAATTTATATGTAAGATGTTTTCATATTATTACATCATTTGAAAATTCATTTAATAGAAATAAGTTAAGAAATGATAATAAACAAGTTCCATTAATAGCTTATAATACATATAAAAAAAGATTTGAAAATCCTGATGAAAATGAAGGTTTTGAATTATTAGAAATTAATTTAGATTAAATAATAAAATTTATTTCTATAAAAATATTTATTTTTTTAATAATTCCACCATAAACCAAGAGGATTTGTTCCTTCTCCAGTATATACTTTAACCCAACTTCCATTAGTATAATTAGCAATAGAGCCATTAATATCAAGTAGACCTAAAGTTGTATCAGTATCAGGATATTTACATTTTACATATTTTTGAGCATATAATAATACTGTAGTATTAATATCAATTTCTTTTTGATTATTATCACCAAGATTATCTGGATAACCAGAACATCCTAAATATCCTTTCATGGCTCCACAATCTTGATGGTTTATTAAATATATATCTTTTATATTATCAAGACTTTTTGATATATCGATATTTTTTATTAAATTATCTTTAAGCAATCGCATGTCATAATTACAAGGATTACAACCATTTGAAGAACATAATTTTTTACAAGAACATCTATATCCCAAAGGTAATGCAGCTCCAGCAACAGTTCCTAAATAATAATCATTTCCAGATATAGTATTTAAATAAGATGTTAATAATTCATCAAACCTTTTATCAATACAAGCAACACAAAAATTAATTTTAATAGATATTTATATAATATATACTATAAATAAATATTATTATATACCAAAATTTTTATATGTTTCTATCCAAAAAGGATTATCATTACATCTTACATTAGTTAATTCAAATCCTTCATTTTTAAAATAATTATTAAAATATTTTAAATTTTGATGAGTATCATATTGTATTATTTTTAAATTATTTTCGTTTGCTATTTTTTCAGTATAATTTAATAAAAAATTTTTTATTTCATTTGTTTCACTATAATTTAATAATTTTTCTCCATATAATAGTTTTTTATATGTTTCATAAAACATTTTATCATATATCATAAAGTAATCAATCATAATTTTATCATCTTTAATAATTAAATCTATACCTGCAATAGGTTCTGAATTTTTAAAAAATCCAGTATATTTGTTAATTCTTAAAAAATATTTATTTTCATTAGAATTTAATAAAAATACTGAATAATTAGAAAATAAATAATAATTTGTATAATTTAAATTATTCGTTTTTAAACATTTATTTATATCACAAATATTTTTAAAGTATAAAGTAGGTAAATGTTTAAACATATTATTTTATAATAAAAATTGAATTTTAAATACTTTATTAGAATATACTTCTTATCTTCAATTTTTATTGTAAAAATGACAAAGGATACTATTTCTAAATTAGAAAAATTGTTGTCTAAGGATAATATTAATAAAAAATCTTTAACAAAATTTAATAATAGAAATGTTAATCCTTTGTATATTGCTTGTGAGGCAAATAAAGAAAATCTTGCAATAAATATATATAAAGTTGAAAGTTTAAAATATTTACTATTTGAAGAAGATTTTAATGGCTATAATTCTTTTATTTGGATATGTTTAAATAATATGATAAAAATGCTAAAATTCATTCAACATAGTTTTATCAATATTATTGAATATATTGATTTACAAAAAACATATGATAATAATGAAACATTAATGATACTTATTATTAAAAAAAAATTAAATAATATTGCATTAGAGTTATTAAAAAATAATTATGAATTAAATTTATATCAAGAAGATAAAACTGGTAAAATCGCTCTTGATTATTCTATTGAAAATAATTTTGATGATTTAACAAAACTTATAATAAAAAAAATGGAAATAGATAAAAAAGATGAAAATAATGAAACATATTTTATAAAATTATGTAAAGATAAAAATAAAACTAAATTAGCTATGTATTTAATAGATTTGGATGGAATTAATTTAAATTTAGAACATATTGATAATTGGAAAAAAACGGCTTTAATTTATGCAATTGAAAATAAATTATTTAAATTATCAAAAAAAATTATTAATAAAATGAAAAATTTTGATACAATTGATTTATTCAATAAAATACCTTTAATGTATGCTATTAAAAATCATTCATTAGATATTGTTAAAGCTTTGTCTAAAAAAACTAAAAATATAAATCATACTAATGATGATAATGAAACAGCAATTATTATGGCTTGTAAATCTAATTTAAAAAATATATCACTTGAAATTTTGAAAAATAAAAATGTTAAAGTTAATTGTTATGATAATTATAATTCAACACCTTTAATTTATGCTTGTAAAGAAGACCAAGATGTAGTTGTTGATAAAATTTTAGAAAAAGATTGTTTATTATATCAAAAAGATAATGAAAATCAAGATGCTTTATCAACCGCAATAATATTAAAAAATGATAAAATAGCATTAAGTATTGTTAAAAAATGGGAAAATGATTTTAATATCCCATATAAAGTCAATAATATAAATGTATATTTAATAGTTCGAGTAATTCATAATAATTTAATTAAAACAGCTGATTATTTAATTAATTCTGGAAGATGTGATTTAAGTTTTATTGATGTTATTAATCAAACCGTTTTAATTTATGCTATTGTAAAGGGAAGAGTTGAAATTGCTGAATTATTACTAAAATCTAAACAAAATATAAATGTTGGATATGTTGATATTGCAAAAAATACAGCTTTAACATATTGTGCTGGATTTAATTATGCTAATCTATCAAAATTATTATTAAATAGACAAGATTGCAAACCAGAACAAGATAATATTGAAGAATTTGACTGTATAGGTTATTTTATAGCTCACGAACAACAAGAATTAATTATACATACATTAAAATTATACGGACATAAATTTAAACAAAGTTATTTAAAATTATTTGAAGTTTCAAAAAAATTAAAATTTAAAGAATTGGAGAAATTTTTAAAGAAGAAAATTCTTAAAAAATATTAGTTTTTATATAAAAATTGAAAAAATTATTTAATTATTGATAAATATAAAATTATGGAAGAAATTATTGTAAGAGATATTGAAAATTATAATATTAAATTTATTAATGGAGATTTAATTATTACTCCAAAAAATGATTATATTGATGAAGATGATTTAAAATTTATAGATTTAACAAAATCAAATATTATTGATTGTAGAGTTTGTTATAAAAATAATAATTTAATAACAAATAAAACAAATTATATGGATATTTTATTTGAAATATGGAAATTATATAACATTACAGAAATTATTCAAAAAACAAATTTTAATATTTCATTTAAAAATGAAAAATATTATAAAGGTTATATTTGGAATGAAATATTAGGATTTTCTTATATAAAAGAAAATGAAAATAAAATTTTTAAAGAAATTATCAATTTTATTAAATTTAACGATTATACTATTCATACACAAATTAAATTAAATAATAATAAAAATATTTTTTTTAAAATTTAATTTTTTATATAAAAACAATTACATATTATTTTTTATATATTATTAGAAACAAGAACATAATAAGATGGTAAAGGAAAAGAAAAAATTAATATTTGAAGAATATTTTGATATTCATGATGATTGTGTAAAAAGGTATGGAGAAAAGACTGTTATATATATGATGGTTGGAGATTTTTATGAGTTATATTCATATAAAGATAGGGGTCCAAATTTAGGATTAATAACAGATTTGATGGATATTGTATTAACAAAAAAGTCGGGTGAAAAGGAATTATCTCCAAATAATCCAAATATGTCTGGATTTCAAAGATTAAGTTTAAATAAATATGTTAATAAAATGATTAGATATAATTATACAGTTGTTATTATTAATCAGGTAAAAACAGGTAGTGAAATTACAAGGGAGATAGAACAGGTTGTTTCACCATCAACGAATATAGATGAGATTAATATTGAGAATAAATATTTAATGACATTATATATTGAAATTAATAATTCATTTTCATCAAATAAAAATGTTTATTCTTGTGGTTTAACAGCGATAGAATGTTTGTCAAATAAAGTTATTACATATGAATTGAATACAAATGATTATTATAATTTTATGAATGAAATAACAAGATTTTATATGTCATATATTCCAGAGGAATTAATAATATATGAAATTAATAATACAAATAAAAAAGATATTGTTTATTCAAATATTAATTTTGTGAAGGGTCAATATTACAGAGTATATAATAAGATTAATTATAATTATACTAAAGTTAAATATCAAAATAAATTATTTGAAAAAGTATATAAAGATGAAAATAAAATAATAAGTAAAATTGAAGAATTAAATTTATCAAAAAGTGAATATTCAAGAGTTTCATTAATTATAGCATTTGAATTTTTAAATGAAAGAAATTCAAATATTTTAGTGAAACTTCAAAAACCAGAATTTTATAATGATAATAAATTTATGAAGTTATATAATAACGCTCAACATCAGCTTAATATTATTGATAATGATGTTAATAATTATAACACTTCTTATAATTCATTAAATGATGTTGTTAATCAATGTATTACACCAATGGGTAAAAAATATTTAAAAGAGAGATTATGTTCTCCATATATTGATAAAAAAATTATTAATAATTATTATAATTTTACTGATATTATATTAAAAGATAAACAATATGAAAATGTTCGTGAAATGTTAAAGGGTATATATGATTTGCAAAAATTATTTAGAAAATTGGTGATTAAATATTTGAAACCAATGGAATTTATGAAAGTTTATATATCATTAAAAAATAGTTATGAAATGATTAAAAAATTAGAGAATAGTGATATTAATAATTTTATTTATGAATTTCTTGAAAAAGAAAGTATTTGTAAATTAGAAAAAATAATAAAAAATATAGAAAATAGAATTGATATTGATATATTTAAAAATTGTGATTTATTAAAATTAGAAAGGTCCATATTTAAATATAATTGTTATGAAGATATTGATAAATTACAAAAAGAATTAGATTTGGGTAATTGTAATTTAGATACATTAGAAGAAAATTTTAAAAAATATGATAGTAAAGTATGTATTAAATATACAAAAAAATCTAAAACTGATAAAGGATATTTTATTAAATTTCCACTTAAAAATGGTTTAAAATTTAAAGAACAAATTGAAAGAGATGGTTATGTAAATATTGATAATAATAATAAAATAATGTATGAAGATTTAGAATTTAAAGAGTTAAAGAATGAAGTTAGAATTAAATTTTTATCATTAAATGATGAATCCAAAAATATTGATGAAGTAAAAGAGGAAATAAGTAAATTATGTTTAGATTATTATAAAAGTGAAACTAAGAGTATGTATGAAAATAATGAATTATTATTTAATAAATTAATAAAATTATTAATTAATATTGATTATATATCTAATAATGCTTATGTGAGTGATAAATTTCATTATTCAAGACCAATTATTAATGAAAACAAAAATTCATTTATTAATTCTGAAAAAATTAGACATCCAATCATTGAAAGATTAATTGATTACGAGTATGTTCCAAATGATATTGTATTAGATGAAAATAATACTGGTATAATGTTATATTCTTTAAATTCAGCAGGTAAAAGTAGTTTAATGAAAACTGTTGGATTATGTTTAATAATGGCTCAATGTGGTTTATATGTTCCAGCAGTTAATTTTGAATATTCAATATTTAATTCATTATTTACAAGAATTACAGCTCAAGATAATTTATTTAAAGGACAATCTTCTTTTATTGTTGAATTAGTTGAAATGGATGCCATATTTAATTTTGCTGATAAAAATTCATTAGTTATTGGTGATGAAGTTTGTAGGGGGACAGAGGTTAATAGTGCGAATGCTTTAGTAGCTTCATCTATTACACATTTATTAAAAAAACAAGTAAAATTTTTATTTGCTACACATTTACACGACATTCCCAAACTTGAAAAAATTAAAGGATTTGATAATTTAAAGTTTTATCATTTATCTGTTGATATTGATGAAATGAATAATATTAAATTTAATAGAAAACTAAATGAGGGTATTGGTCATGATAATTATGGTTTATTAGTTGCTTCTAATATTCTCCATAATAAAAAAATTATTGATACTGCTTATGAATATAAAAAAGAATTATTAAATAATTTAAGTATTAATTCAAAATTATTAAATGATAAAAAGTCATTATATAATAATAAAGTATATGTTGATAAATGTAATTTATGTGGGAGTAATGAAAAATTAGAAGTTCATCATATATTGTATCAAAAAGATTTTAATAATGGATACTATAAAAATAAAGAAAAATTTCATATTTTAAAAGATGATGAAAGTAATTTAATGGTATTATGTTTAAAATGTCATGATAAAATGCATAGCAATGATAAAAAAAATAAAATTATTAATTAAAAAATTTTTTTATTTTTAATTGCACTTTTTTGATATATAAATGTTTAAACTTTTATTTATTTATTTTATTATAATAATTTTTTAATATCATTATTTGTGTAATATTTAAAAATTGATAAAATATAAATATATAAAAATAATAAGATATAAAAATGGAAAACAATAAAAAAGATGAAATAATTAATTTATTATTTAATAAAATAGAAAATATGGAAAATAAAATAAAAGAATTAAAAAATAATGAAATAAAAAAAACAAATAAAAATATTAAAAAAAATAAAAATATTAATTTTGATAAAGTTAAACAAATATATTTTTACAAAAATAAAATATTTAATTATTTAAATAAAGATTATGTTAAATTTGGAATTATTTATAATTTTAAAGATAAAAGATTAGACAGTTTAAATTTATATTTTATTGAAGATATTGAATTAATAGATACTATTGATATTGATGATAATAAAGATATTGAAATTATTTTTAAAGATATGATTAAACAATATTTAGTTAATCTTGATGGATTAATAATTAAAAATAAAAAATTAAAAGGATTAATTAATGATTTTAAAACAATTATTAATGATGATATAAAAATCAATAATTACATTAATGATATGGAAAATAATAAAATTGAGAAAATTAATTTTGAATTTTCCAAAATTAAATGTGATAATGATTTATTAGAAATACAAAATGAATTAGAAATTGAAAATTTTGTTAAAAACACTGCTAAAAGTTCTAAACATCCACAAGGTGTATTAATATGTTATAAATGCAGTGAATATAATTATTATGATAAAAATATGTATAGATTTGAAATAAGACCAAGTATTGATGAAAATTATGAAAAATCTAAATTTCTTTATGATGCTTATTTTTATGAAAAAAATTTTGCAGTTGAATTTAAAATTGATATTTGTGATAAAATTTTATGTTCTTTAATTTTAATATTAAATTTAAAAAATAATAAAGGTTTTATTAAAGAACGAAAAAAATTTAAAAATATGGTTAATTTTAGACAATGTTATTTTATATGTGATAAAAAAACAAGAACAAAAATAAAAAATGATATTACAAAATTATTTATTAATAATGATAAATTAAATAAAAATATTGAAAAATATGTTGCAAAAAATAATTTTGAAGAAAAATTTATAAAAAAATATTTATAATTTTATATATAAAAAAATTGAAAATATAATTATAAATAAGTATATATATAATAAAAATGGATAAATTAAATAAATTTTGCAAAGACCAAATTAAAAACAGAAATAATAAATTATGGAATTTTTTTTATGAAATATGTTTAAAAAATAATATTTATGAATTTGATAATTTTATTATGGAAAATTATGGAAATTATGAAATGATATTTAAATTAGAAATAAAATATGATAATGATAAAACTGGATTACTAATCAAACTTTATGAAAATAAATATTTTGATATTTTAGACCATATTTTAAATTTGAAATGGAAAAATGAATTAATATTAAATAATTTAATGGCAAAACTTGTTGATGACAATGATTATTATAGACTTAAAAAATTAACAAATAAAACTTTATATTGTTTAGGAATGGCTGATATGGATGTATGTCATTATTGTTTAAATAAAGCTAAAAAAAATAATAATGCTCAAATTATTGAATGGTTAAATAATTATTTTGAATATTTAGGTAATTTAAAAAATATAAATAATTAAAAATTTTTATAATTAAAAAAATATTTATATATAATTTTAAATGCTTAAAAAAATTCTTGAAATCAACAAATACAAAAATAGAGATATTAATGATAAATATCACGAAGAATATCAATATTTAAATTTATTAAATGATATAATGAAAGAAGGTTCATTAGAAGAAGGTAGAAATGGTTTTACAAAAGCAGTTTTTGGAACTGCTATGCATTTTTCATTAGAAAATAATAAAATTCCAATTTTAACAACCAAAAAAACTGCTTGGAAAACTTGTTTAAAAGAATTATTATGGTTTGTTAGAGGAAATAATTCTGATAATAATGTATTAAGAAATCAAAATGTCCATATATGGGATGGAAATTCTACTCGTGAATATCTTGATTCAATTAATTTAAATCATTTTGATGAAAATGAATTGGGAAAAATTTATGGAGAACAATGGAGACATTTTAATCAACCGTATATTCCAAATATTAAAAAAAGAGAAATGATTTCTCAAGAAATTGATTATGATGAAAATAAAGGAATAGAACAACTTTGTGATGATCTTGATAATATTTATAACTCTAAACAATCAAATTGTGATAAAGAAATGGAACTTTTTAAAAATAATATTAATAATCTTAAAAATAAAATTAAATTTATGTCTGAAATTCAACCCAAACAAAATATTGACCAATTACAATATATTATTGATTGTCTTAAAGACCCTTTAAAAAGAACTTCAAGAAGATTAGTTATGTCAGCTTGGAACCCAAGTCAATTTGATAGTATGGTTCTTCCCCCCTGTCATTGTTTTTGTCAATTTAATGTGAAAGAAGGTAATAAATTAAGTTGTAGTGTTTATCAAAGAGCATCTGATAAATTTATTGGCGAGCCGATAAACACAGCATCTTATAGTTTCTTAACTCATTTATTAGCTAAACATTGTGGTTTAGAAGCACAAGAATTAATACATTTTACAGGAAATACTCATATTTATGATGACCACTTTGAACAAGTAGAAGAACAATTAAAAAGAGAACCTTTAGAATTTCCAACATTAGAAATTCTAAATAAAAAAGAAAATATTAATGATTATGATATTAATGATTTTAAAATTTCTAATTATAAACATCATCCTCAAATTAAAGCTAAAATGAGAGCTTAAATAATTAAAAAAAATTTTATAAAGTAATAAATTAAACATATTTGTAATTTTCAAATTTTAATTTATTTGATTTTACTCTTCTTGATATAGTTTGTTTGTCTAAATTCAACTTAATACCAGCTTCAGACATTGAGTTATATGTTATATTATCAATCATTATTTTTATTCCATTTGACGTAATAATTCCGTTTTTATTTTCAGTGTAATTATAATTATCAAATTTTACATCATTAGATTTTACTCTTTTTGATATTGTGTTAATATTTAAATTTAATTTCTTACTTGCTTCTGTCATTTAATTATATATAATGCCATTTATTATTATTTTTATACCATTTGATATTATTATATCTTTTTGATTTTCTGTTATTTCACATGTTTCTTCTATATTATCATTAAAATATTTATAGTTATTAAATTTAGGATTTTGTGATTTTAATCTCCACAAAACCACTGTGGTATTTAATTTAAGTTGTCTTCCTGCTTCGGTCATTGATAACTTTTGATGTTGATGAATTTTTAAATGAAAAATAAAAAAATTTTTGTAAAATTAAGATTTTAAGAAATTAAAGCTAAAATGAGAGCTTAAACTAAATATTTAATAAATCATAAAAATCATTTTCTGTAAAAGTTATAAAATTAGTAGTTTTTATTTTTTTATTTTTGTAATAAATAATATTATTACTACCTCCGGGTGCTTCAGTATCATATTTATACCATAATAAATAAGGATTTGATGTTTTTATTATAAATTTACATCTTGATGGATATTTACATCTTACTTGTGAATTCCATTTAACGATATTTATTTCTGTAAAATATATATTTTCAAAATTTAATATTTTTTGAATATCAAAATAATTATTTAATTGTGATGTTATATTATTTTCAATATCAAAATTTTCTATAGAACCATCATAATTTAACACAGTATTCTCTTTTAATTGAGGATTTTTAATTTTAAGATAATTATTTGTTATATATTCTTCCATTATTTTTATAAATAAATAATTAATAATTTTTAATCAATTTTTATAAAAAAAATAAACTTAGATTTCCTCACACCATTTGTTTTCCTCACGAATCTGAGCTTCCTCTTCTTCAGTGAAATCATTCACAATTTTGAAGTGCTCACGAATTTCCTCAGGTGTTTTTCCCTTAACCATTGAAGCAATTGTCGCACAAGTCAAATCAAGAAGAGTTGGAATATCCATAAAGTTTGCTGCCTGAATAATTTCAAACAAGATTTCTTGATCGACATTGACAAATTCAGCATACCATTTCTGGACGACTTCATTCATATTGGAACTCCTCAATGGCTTTTCAATTTCGGTCATTGGTTCTTCTTTGTAATGAGTAAGAAACTCAACAACCTTGGAAAGAATGACAGACTTAACATTGGGCAAATAACATTCTTGTTCTTCATCTTCAGGCAGTTCAGGGTCTAACATTGTTTTTACAAGATTAGACATTTTAGCAACATCCAAAGGAACAATAAATGTTGTTCCTTCTTGAGAAGTAAGATGAACTATTCCTTCAGTCATTTTTGAATGTCTTGAAGAATTTAATAAGTAATTTTAATCAATTAAATAAATATTTTTTCAATTTTTTTTTATTAAGAACATTTTAATTATAATGGTAATAACTAAATAAAATTATTTATTTCAAAAATATTAAATATATAATATTACTCTTTCTTAATTTATTTATCAATATAAAGTGTGCAATATTTAATATTATCTAATTCTTTTTCAATATAAACAATAAAATAACTATCTTCATTATTGTCATTAGATGCATATTCATTTAAATATTTTTTTAATAAATAGCATTTATTACAATTTTTATTTTCTTCAACCAAAACTCCATTTTTTTTGAGTTCAATATGATTATTATCTATAATTTCTTTATCTGTATTTTTATTTAAAAAGAATGATGTTAATAATATTTTTGAAGATATATCATTATAAATATTTCTATTAAATAATTTAGTTTCTTTAATTTTACTTTTATTTGAGTTTAAAATAGATTGATATTTAAAAATATCATCATAATCTTTTATTTTTAGATATATTTTATCAATAAAACAGTGCATTTTTTCATTATTCAAATAATATGTTTCTATACAATTAATTTGTTTGGAATGACACACTTTTTTATTATATATTTTCACAATATTTTTAATATTAAAATTTTCTGTATTATTATTTACTATTTCATTATAATTAAATTTTTCAAATGAATATGGATTTTTATTATTATCTATCACACTTTTTTTGAAAATATCGCTTTTTAAAATTGAATTTAAATATTCATTATTTCTTTCAAGTTCCAGAATAGTTTTTTCTTGTGTGTAATAATTTGGTATTATAAAAGGAATATAATTTTTCAATACATTAAATTTTGCCATTATTAAGTTTTATTATTTTATAATATAATATTATTATTTCAATTTTTATGAAATAACCTTTTTTATAAATCTAATAATATGTATAAATACAAAATAACTAATGCTGATTTTGAAAATGGACCTTTTTTTATATCAAAGAGTGGTTATTATTATCTATGTGAAGATATTACAATTAATTTTTTAAAAAATAAAAATGATATTTGGAAACATAATAAAGATAATAATTTTGGTTTCACAGCGGGTATTATTATAGATACTTGTGATGTTGTATTAGATTTAAATGGTTTTACTATACAACAATCCATTCAAGATTATTGCTTACAAAGATTTTTTGCTTTAATACAATTAAATAATATGCCTTTTATTATTGGAGCAGGACCAATTTTAGAAAAAAGAACACAATTAGAAACTGGTAAAAATATAACAATAAAAAATGGAACATTAGGATTATCCTCTCATCAAGCTATTTTAGGTAATAATAATATTAATGTTAAATTACAAAATCTTAAAATTAATAATTTTGAAGTATCAGGAATAACTTTAAATGCAGTCCATAAATTACAAATTGAAAGAACTAATATTGGACCTTCTAATAATGATGTTCCAGTAACACCATTCTTTGCTGGTTATATATTTATTCATAAATTATTACAAACTATACAAGTAATGGATAATCGAGAAGATGTTAAAAATCAAATACAATTAATACTTAATAAAATTCAAACTTTTTATGAACCATATATTAACGCTATTTATAGTATTACATATCTTAATGAATTAAAAAATATGTTTGTTGATGATTTATTTATTAATTATAATGGTCTTACACCTTGTAATATGCATGGAATTAAAATAACAGGACAAGGTCCAAGTGTTAATGAATTTCACGAAAGTATTAGCGATATTAATAGTGTTAATTCTAAAAATACTCAAATTCTTAGCACCACAATTAAAAATTTAAAAGCATCAGTTGATGAAGAATTATTATTATCATATAAAGAAAAAACATTAATGATTGGAGCAGGTGTTAAAGTAAGTTTTAATTTATTATTAAAATCAACATTTACTATGTCAATTATTTTAGATATAAATAGTTTAATTAATGATTATCCTGATTTAAATTCTTTAATTAAAACTAATATTGACGATTATGTAATTACTATTCTTAATAAAATTCTTAATAATGAACCATTAACCGATGAAGAAAGTAAAAATTTTGAAATTGTTAGAAATAAAGATCCAATGGGTCATATTAATAAAGGAATTATAGGTATTCGTTTAGGTTCAACTGTTAATTGTTATTGTAATGATATTGAAATTAATTCTATTGATAATTATGGTAAATTAAGTGATGATTATGAATATTATGGAGATAAATATAATATTAATAAAGTAATTATACCTGATTCTGGAACGGATGGTAAGAAGAATTTAACTGGTAGTTATTCAATGGGTTTTATATCATCCGCTGTTGTTAAAAGCGTATTTAATGATATGACTATTAGTAATATTTTTTCAAAATATAATTCTTCAATTGGTTTATTTGTTAATAATAAAAGTTGTAATATAAATGTTAAAAATGTTAGAATTTGTAATATTAAATCAGATGAAAATAAAAATGATGATTCAACTATATTAGTTGATGAAAAATCTAAAAAAATATGTTTAAATAATATAAAAATTGAATAAATAATAATTAATATATTATATCTAAATATGGCAGAAATAAATATAAAAACATTCAAAGATTTATATTTATTTTTACAAAATTTTAATGAAAATTTACTTGAATGGTTAGAAATACCTTGGAAAGGTAAAGATAAACAAGAATCTATTTTTCGTTTATTTTCATATTTAAATTTATTAAATAAACTAAATAATTATGATGTTTGTAAAGGTAATTATAATTTACAAACTATTGAAAAAATAAAAAATATGAATGATATATTTTATAATGAAAAACACAAAAAAATAAAATTAAAAGATAAAGGCGATTCATCCGATTTAACTTTTATAAATAAAAATAATGATAAAAATATTTTAGCATCTACATCTAAAAATATTAACAAAGAAAATATTGGAAAATTAGACATTGATAAAATATTAACTAATTTTAAACAATATGAAAATAATTATACTTTATCTTTATGTTTAGTTATTAGAGATAGTAAAAAATTTAATAAAATGATTAAAAAAGTAGAAAACACAAATCATAAATTATTAGAATATGTTAATAAGGAAGATACTATTTTGATTGATTGGAATAATTTAAATGAAGCTTTTATACAATTTAAAAATATATATAAAAATAAATCATTTGATGAATTAATTAATAATATTAATAAACAAACTCTTATTTTTAAATTGCATCAAGAATTAACAGTATATAAAACATTAAAAATAAAAAATAATAAAATAAAAGAAATTTTATGGGGTCATATTCAAAGAAGTGGTAAAAGTTATATAATGGCTGGAACTATTATTGAAGATAGTAAAAATAAAAATAAATGTAATTATTTAATATTAACAACTGCACCTAATGAAACTATTTTACAATATAATAATGTTTTAAATTGTTCTCAATTAAATGATTTTAATATTATTAATTTAGATGGTGAATATAATAAAAATACAATTGATGAAAATGAAAATAATATTAAAGATAAAAATATTATAATTTGTTCAAAACAATTTTTACAAAGTAAAATTAATGATAATAATAAAATTACAAAAACAGATAAAGTGAATTTAATTAAAAAAATTTTAAAAGAAAATAAAATAAAAACAAAAAAAACATACACTGATGAAGAAATGGAAGAATTACAAAAAAAATATGATATTAATTTTAATAATATTGAAAAAATTAATAAAATAACTGAAATTGAATGGTTAAAAAATATGAATTTTGAAATTAGATTTATTGATGAAAGTCATAATGGGGGAACTACCGAATTATCTAAAAAAGTTTTAGATTTTTATGGTAAAAAATCATTTACTGTTCAAATTACTGCTACATATGCTAAACCTTCAAATGATTTTAATATTCAAAAAGAAAATTGGATTTTATGGGATTTGGAAGATATAAAATTATGTAAAAATATAGATATTGAAAAAAATAAACAATTATTAATTGATAAACACGGTGAGTATTTTAATAAATTATTAAATAATTATACTATTAAAACAATTAAAAATGAATATTCAAAGTATCCTGATTTATTTTTATTAACTGATAGATTAACTGAAGAAACAACTAAAGAAATTATTGATAAAACAAAAAACAATAATTATGGTTGGTCTTGTGAAGCTTGTTTTTTATTAAAACAAAATAATAATGATAAAATTGAAGAATTTCAAAATGAAAAAGAAACATTAAAAATGTGGTATAGAATATTTGGTAAATATGATAAAAGAAATATTCCAGATAAGGAATATCCAGATGATAATGTTTTTATGAAACGAATTAAGAATATTTGTAATAATCCAGAAACTAAATCAAGGTTTATTGATGATTTTGAAGAACCAATGGTTATTATGTGTTTTTTACCTCTAAAGGATATTAATAAAATTTCAAACACAACTAAAAAATTACTTGAAAAATATAAAGTTATACCCGATTATGATATTGTTATAATTAATAGTGATATTTCTAATAAACCTAAAAAAATTATTGACGATTCAAGAATTATTGCTAAAAATAATAATAAAAAAGGTATTTTAGTTTTAATCGGAAAACAATGTAGTTTAGGTGTTTCTATTAAAAATTGTGATATTGTTATACTTTTAAATAATAATGAAGGCTTTGATATGATTTATCAAATGATGTTTAGATGTATGACTGAAGATAAAAATAAAAAATGCGGTTTTGTTATTGATTTAAATATTCATAGAGTTATTAAAATGTCTATTGATTATTCACAATTAATTAAACCTCAAGAACATCCTAAAGATACTTTAAAATATATTTTACAAGAAAAAATTATTAATTTAAATGGTGATGATTGGATTTCCTCTTTTGGTAATAATAATAATGAAATAAATAAAATTACTGAAAATATTTATAATATTTATTCTTCTAAAGCTAAAGAAGTTATTGAAAGCTTTTTAAACCGTTTTAGATTTAAAGAATTATTACTTTCTAAAGAACAAGGAATTATTTTAAAAGAATTATTTGTTAAAAATTTTACAACTAAACAAATTAAAGATATTAAAGAACAAATTGAAAATATTAAAGATGAAAAAATTAAAAAAGGAATTGAAAAAATTATTAAAGATAATAAAGAAGATAAAAATAATGAAACTCAAGAAAAAGATGATGATAAATTAAATTATATGGATATTATTAAACATATAATACCTTTAATATGTTTATTAACAATTCATAATGAAGATACTTCTTTAAATGAAATGTATGAATATGTTAAAGATAATAAATATGTTTATACACTTTTAATTAATCAAATTAAAAGTTGGTGGGGTGATAAAGCAGATGAAAATAAAATTAATTTGTTATTAACTATATTTAATTCAAATTTAAATAATGATAAAGAAATTAAAATGATTATTAGAACAGTTAAAGAATTATTTATGAAAAATAAATATAATAAAAATGAATTATCAAAACTAATTGATAAATACTTAATACCTCAAGAATTAGAAAAGAAAAATAATGCTGAAGTATCAACTCCTTATTCTTTAAGGAAAGATAT